ACATTACTAAAACAATTAATCATTATTTTACCTCTTTGTGCTTGTAGATAAATGATCTTTTGCCTCTTCAATACTTTGAGTAACCTGTTCTATTAGACTTGATAAACGCTCTTCGTCTTCACAGTCCATATCTCCATGTTCCAATTCAAGAACAAGACCTTCTAAATATTCTTCTGACCAACATATTAAATCAGTAATAATTTTCTTGGTTTTTTGATTCATTTCATTACTCCAATGTGTCATACATGGTAGTATACAACAGTTATCGGCAGTTGTCAAGTTTTTCTTTAGCGGAATCTGAGGGATTCGAACCCCCGGACCTATAATTGGTCGCCGGTTTAGTAAACCGGTGCATTAAGCCGCTCTGCCAAGATTCCAACTGGCGAAATAGGATTCGAACCTATAACCTAGCGGTTAACAGCCGCTTGCACTACCGTTGTGCTATTCGCCAATAATGCCCGACTAGGATTCGAACCTAGACAGAAAGAACCAAAATCTTTCGTGCTACCGTTACACAATCGGGCAACAATTATTTTCTACATTCTCTACCATTTCCTTTATTCATATTCTTATATGTGTCAGTTAGCGAATGACAATTTGGACATAAAACTTTCAAGTTTTCTTCGGTATTATTCTTATAATTTCCATCTATATGATGGATTTCAAGTGGGCATTTATTTGTATTCTTATTTATTTTATTCCATCCACATTCTGAACACTTATAGTTATGTTTTTGTAGGAGATATCTTTTTATGTATCGTCTTACTGTGCCATTTGCTTCATAACCATTATCAAGTCCAGATTTCCAGTTAATTATCTTATTTCTAAAACCATAGTCTTGCTGGCATTTTATACTACAGTACTGTTTACCATTGCCAGTTATGTTGTTTTTGCAATTTTTACATAATCTATTGTGTTTTTTTCTTTTTGGATATAGCACATTATTCTTTTTAGCCGCACATGAACGAGAACAATAATGGTTTGGAGATTTTTTTATTTCAAATACGTGTTTTTCAAATTCTTTATTGCAGAATAAACATTGAACTATCATAATTATTTCTCCTTGTGTGGATATGAATATATACACACATAGAGTATTTGTAACTGTTTTATTTTTCGAATCTAGAGCCGGTAGTAGGATTTGCACCCACGACATTCAAATTACAAATTTGACACTCTACTAACTGAGTTATACCGGCTTCTATCGCTATGCGTTGTCAACCTACGCAGAATTGATCGCTAAGTTTAGCCGCCAAATCCTTTGCAGATGCTGACAAGAACTTATTGTTACTGAAAAATAGAGGTGTAGATACTTGATTAAGAAAATCTACAACACTATGCAATAACTTGAGTTGGTCATTATTTGGCACAAATTGAATATTAGGCGTTGGCATAATATCATTTGTATCATTCTGTTCCGCTGACTCTATGTAATCTGGTATGTCGTCATTTTCACCAATAACAACTGGCATACTTACTTTATCCTGTTTTACGAGTTGGTTAAGTATCTGTTTTGCAGCATCTACTGGAATTGGAACTGTACTATCCTTCGTAGAAACTTGCCTCCAAGACTCATACCAAGCGTCACTACTCTTTGCTGATTGAACATGAACCTGTGCAGATTGACCAGTAAGAGCCTCCTGTAGATTCACAATGCTAACCTTATCGCCATTATATCCATCAACAAGTGTGGAAAAATAAGACTTCTTACCTTCCCAAGGCTTACGCCACCAAGTAAAAGGAACTCTAAAAATCTGATTTATCTTCATTGCACGTATATCCGCGTTAAAATAATTGGCTAACTTCTTCTGGATACCGTTCCAGTACTTAGTATTCTTAGTTAGTCCCATGTTATGATCATTGTCAGACAAAATCCAATAAACTTGATATCCATTTCTAGTATCAACAACCCAACTTGGTTTTACCTTGAAGTTTTGTATCATGGTCATGTACTGCTTTTTAATCTGCAATACTTCCTTGGGCCTGAGATATTGACCATTTTGGTCGCGGCCAGCGTCCAAATCAATATAACAAGCACGAACTTGTGAAATAGTGTCTTTCTTTCTGCCACCATTGATATAAAAGTATGCGTCAGCATTTGACTCAACATTAGCGGTTAACACTTCATTAACGAATTCAGTATGATTCATTCCACTAAGTTTGACTCGCGGATTGTTGTTGTAACAAAATATATGTTTACCACTAAATGAACACAAAAACCGTGTTCGGTCAACATTAAAACTGTGAACATCTATATTGGTATCAAATGGATTAAAAGTTGTTATCATTGATCATTTCCTTCATTAGAATTTATATATACAATAGGAGCGGTGGGATTCGAACCCACACTGTGGGGATTTTAAGTCCCGTGTCTCTGCCGTTGGACTACGCTCCCCCAACGCTGTCATTCTACACCATCATCGTCTACTGTCAAGCCACTTCTTGAAAGTTTCTGGATCGGTGTACAAAGGTATTACCGTTGTTTGATCTTCATATGGATTGTAACATGTAGAAAATGCGTATAGATCATTTTTCTCATTTATTCTACCATAACCAACGGGATTAGATAAAACTCTTTCAAGTTCAGATATTCTTGTTTTTAGTTCTTCGTTTTCGCGCCTAAAATAATCCAATCCCCCTCTTATACATTTCAATTCATCTTTAGCATTAAAAACATCAAATTGGGATGGAAGATTGTTTTCTTCACACAAATGAATCATGTACTCAAGTGGTTTTTCTTGTTTTTCTAATTTAAGATATTTATTCATGATATTGTGTAGCCCAATTTGGCATATTGTTATCTTCGCCAGTTTTTAGATTAAATGTTTCAACAAATGTGTCGTATGTATCTTCTATATGTAATTCTAGTAGTTTTTGAAGTCCATTTAATGCATTGACGATATCATCTCTAGTCATACCTCTTTCTATTACTCCACGGGATAGAGATTGAATTTGGTGCGTGAAATTGTAGAAGGCCATTATGTCCATCTCAAGATCCATTCTGTTTTTAGGCATTTTATTTGTCTCCAGTTGGTTTCATTTCTGTAAATCCTCTTTCAGTATTCAAAAAGAACTTATCAATAAATCCAGCACTTCTATTTAAGAATTCTATTCCGTGTCTACTTACATAAAATCCAATAGATGCACCACCCACAATGATACATCCAAAGTAGAATATTTCAAATGCTATTCTCAATGTTAATTTAGTTTGTTTGTTCATTTTTATATTCTAGTTTGGGTATAATTTCTGTATCGTCATACGCAATATTCTTAATAGATATTTCTATGATAGAATTTTCATTCACTTCAGATCTATTAATGAGTTTTTGTAATTCTTGTAATAGCTTATTTGGATCTATTTTTTTATCTAGTTTGAAATATATGTTCATGTATATCTACGAGAATATTGGCCCTGTATATCACTCACAAAATCTGATTCACCAGTATCATCTGGTCCATAAATAAATTCCTTTGGAACTTCCTTATAAACTCCCCTTTGTTTGGCCTCGTCCCAATCTAAACAGCCGTATTTACTCCAATATAGATACTTGAATCCATTATAAGACTTTGTATCATACAACAGTTTTTCCATTACAAAGCACAATCTTTGTTTTGCAGATTGTGGTATCCTACTGGCAAGCAAATCATTAATTGCTGTTTTAGTGTAATCCAAAAAATCTATAGATACTTGTTTTCTTAGTTTAGCCATAATATATCTCCATTTTGTGCGAAGACACACTATTATTATACCGTGCGTGGCGAGTTTGTCAATCTACTTTTTATACAACACGCATTGCGAAAATTTAAAGATATTCAACTACCAATAACTAAATACTTTTTGACTATGTCCATAAATGACTCCTAATATTAATTAGTTCAATTAACTTATCAGTATCTTCTCTATCATAACTTCTTTCCATCTCATCTATCAAACGATAGTAATGTTTCCCATCAGTTGTTTTTGTGATAATATCATAAGGATCATCTCGATTGGGCCTAGTTTTAGTCCACCACTCATACAATGCTCGTATCTTAATTGATGCTTCTGCTTGTGGAGTCAATTTATTATAATCTGGATCATTAGGATCGCATCCATAGTCTTCTTCATTAAATCTTAAATTACTTGCCCACTCAAAATAATCGTATGCTGCCTCAACAGATCGGCCATTTTTAAAAGTGTACTTTTTATTTCGATCCCATTTGCTTAGGTGAGACAGTTCTTTTTCTACAAATTCTACTAACTCATTAAATAAGCCGTGAAGAATTCGGGTATCAAGATCGTACCATTGTCCTTTTTTTAGATCTGTTTTTAGATTGTGTGTTTGTGTTATATATCTATTACGAACATAGCATTTTATGCTATAACAAAGATCAGATGGATAACAAACTAGATTTTGTAATTTGTGTAGTAATGTGTCGCTCATCCAATATCTCCACGGTCTTTCTCTTTTTTGTTTGTTTCTCCAACTTTCCCAATCCTCTAAAGGTAGAGCAAGTGGTTTCCTTTCTCCCCTAATCCAATCTGCAATTTTAGAGCAACTCCAGTATTTGATTCGGCTTCTTATCATTCTTGCACCTTGGTTCCCATATCATAAGGATATCCATCTTCTGGATCATCACTATAAATTCCTTCATATTCATTATCCCACCAACAAGGTGGTACATCTGGCAATTCTTCACTCATTATTAGTTTCCTCTACTTTTTTTTGTAAGTACTGCTGCACCATCTTAACTTTATCTAGTTCGTGAGACAGTAATGTTATTCTTTGAGTGTTGTATATCAAAACGAATAAACAACAAACTATCAAAAATAATGGTAATATATCTGTATCTTTCATATTTTTGTCTTGTTGATTTCAAAACCGAAACCAAGTATCTGTAAGTTGAAACCATATCCCCAATCGTATGTGTAATAGTAAATTTCTGTTTTTAAATCTAGAGAAAAACCATAACAACTTACAAATTCATTAGAGTCTTTACCCATAAAGACAAAAGGATGAAACCATTCAATGGTAGTCATATTATACCTCTAGTATATCAGATATACCTTCCAATAGGTTTGTTCGTACATTCTTATTCATATTAGATAACATAATGTGGTTCTTTACGAAGTCTTGGCCTTTATCTTTTGCAATCTTTCCTATAAAGTTTCGCCCCCAACCGTTTGTTATACTACGAACATCTTTAAAGTCAACCTCAACATTGAAGCCGAGATCAATATCATCAAGAATATTTTGTTTTAATTCGGTAGCGAGTTTGGTACTACTTAAATCAGAACCATATATATGTTTGATTTCGTAGTATATTAGTGGCCCTTTCATAATAGTCCCATTTCTTGATCAAGTTCACTTAATTTTTGTAATGCCTCTAATCTTTTCTTAGATTTTTGTTGAAGTTCTACTTCTCTATTATGTAATTCTACAACATATTCAGCAGTTTCTTTATCTATGCTACCATCTGGTATAATATAATCAAATTCATCAACTCTTTCAGTATCGCCCACTTTATTTTTATATAGGATCTTTTCAGATGGAAGAATAATTCTACACCAACAAGTTTCACCACTATTACATAGATCAAGTTTCCACGGCACAGTAAAACTATACTTGTGGGCTTCATTATAATTTTCAAAGATTTTGTTCATTTAGATTTCTCAAAGTATCAGTAATAGTAAATAAAGTATCAGATGAGAACTCAGTTTCTATTGGCACAAAAACCCATTCGTCTTTTAAAATAAAATATCCGTATTCACATTTGTAAACTTTGTCGCTCAAAGTAAAAACATGGGGGCCATTACATTTATATGGATTAATACAATTAGGACAAACTGTTTCTTTCATTCTAAAAACTCTAATTCTATTTCTCCATCTTTAATTATTAAATACGAACAATCTTTTTCTGTCCAGCACCCACTATTAGCATACCACACAGAGTGGCTTTTGTCAATCATTGGATGATGAGTATGTCCTAAACATATAACGTCAATGCCTTTTGATATAGCATATTTGCGAGAACTACTAATCATATTTTCTGTGCATCTTAAATAGATTTTGGATCGATTCTTTATAAGTTTAGGTAGGAATCTTTTATCGAATCTTTGGATTGTTCTATATAAATAATCTGCTACCTTTGTGGTTTTAGGATACTTATATATAAAATCATCAAATTTATCACCATGTAAACATAATACTATTTTATTTCCACTCACAAAAGAGTATTCGTCTTTAAAATCTACTCCTATTAAGTGAGAAATAATCTCAGCATCGCCGTCATGGTTTCCTCTTATCCAAACTATTTCAGTATGCTTACTTAATGTTCTAAGCAAAGATAGTATATTCCAATGATTCTTTTTTAGTCTGCGAAAATCTAAATTATCAAATAGGTCGCCATTGATAATTAATCTATTTGTTTTAGAATCTATTGACTCTAAAAAATCATATAGTTTTTTACTTTCACAAACATCACTACCTAAGTGGATGTCGCTAATTATAATAGCGTCATTCATATAGTGTGTAAACAAACAATCCAACAGAAAATACTACGAACGCTACCATTATCATTGTATACATATTGATCTCCTTTTAAAGGTCTATATTAACTTCATGTGTATTAAGTAGTCTGTAGAATTCTTTTCTTATTTTATCTAAAGCGTCATCAGCATCTTTAAAGTCATGATAATACTTTTGCCATGCTCGTAACTGCTGACTAAATTCCCATAAAAATGATTGAGTCTTTAATGATTTGCTCATTATCTCATATTCTCTTTGATCTTCTGGAAGGTTGAATTCAAATGTACTTTTCATCATTTGCTCCAAAATGTTTCATAATACCATCACGCACAACAAATACTTTTACTTTACCACTAGAACGGATATAATCACGGCCACCATCAATCATATTGCCATTCTTAAAACTCTTATAATCATGACGATAAATGCTGTATTCTAAGTTGCCTTCATCGTTTTCTACCATGCCAAAAGCGCAATCTTCTACTTGGTCAGCATTAGCTATATACATTTTGTCATCACGAAATAATATTGAGAAATATTTATTACCAAACTCTGGATGAGGAGTTTCTCTATAAAATACATCTGCAATTGCATTGTTAAATTCTGTAGTGCAAACGTATTTAACTGGTACTCCATCCTTTTCAGAATAGAGTTTACAAACTTTATCAGTATCAGTTATTGGACAATGTTTAATTAGCATGGTAAGTTTTTTAGCCGGGAAACTCTGGAGGAATCCACTTTTCATCTTTATTCCTACAACTATTACATAGCGTACTTATCCATCCACCTTTATTGGGTTTGCCACTATTACCACAAACTTCACAAACTTTGTAACTATATTCTTCCGCCATGCTTATGATACCTTCTACATAATCATCTCCACCACTATAATAAATACGAAGACCACCAAACTTTTCTTTTATCTGATCAAACTTAACAGGAACATAGTCTAAGTCTGATTGATCATTTGGTGTATCGAATTTATTCCTTACCGCTATTCTTTCAGAGATATTCTCCTCATGTTGAAATATTCTCCAACAAATAGAGGATAATAGTTCATACCACCCATCGTTACATTCAATACCCCAACACATACATGATTCCATACAAGATTTACTCGTATTGGAAAATAGTTGTGGATATTTTTCAAATAGGGTATTTTGTAATTCTTGGTTCATAACTATATCACTTACGATAACTATAATAATACAATACTAGTAAACAAACAAAAATAAAACTATAAAACAAAAATGGCAACATGATAGCTCCTTATATTTGATCAATATTAATCATCAATACTAGTTTTTCTCCAGTATCATCATCAACATAAAATGTATCACATGTGTATTCTTGGCCGGTAACCGCGTCGTGAATATGAACATCACTATTCCATAATACTGCGTCTAAGTTATGGATATCATTAGCCTTCTTGTGTAGAAAGTTATACAATTCAAGCCATGTCATATTATTTTCCTCATTTTTAATTGTTGAGTCTATTTCAAATAGTGTTAGCTGTTTCATTATTTGTACTCTCTATGAGTGTTTGAAATAATTTTCTAGATTCTGGCCTACCATAACGATTAGGATCTGCTAATCCAGAATTTATGTACTCTTTTTTAGTGATATAATATCCAGCATCGTCTTTACAAATTACTTCTTCTTCGGTAAGTTTTAGATCTTTAATCCTTGGATCATCGCACGTAACTATCATGTCTGAATGTGAACCAAAGGCAGATTTTGTAGTAATAATTCTGCCAACTGCGTGCTTTGGCATTTTAATTTGTTTTGCCATCATTTACTCCCAGTTCCTTGTTAAAGAATATCATTTCATTCCTTTTGTTATCCCAGTAACAACCAATTTTATCTTCTGCCGCCATTTGTGCTAGTTCTATACCAATAATCCACTCATGTATATCAGCATATAATTTGTCGATGTTTTTATATGAGATGTATATGTTATTGTTCTGATCCTTTTTTACATACTTCTTCATCAAAAATCTTACATTCTCGACAGTAACCATTTTAATCAATGTTTTATACTTATACTTGATTATTTTAGCTATTGTTTTAAGAGAGATTTTGATGAAAGCATCAACATCTTTAATGTGATAAATCATCGTAGTTTATGATCTGTTGAGAACAATATTGATTCTGATGTTCAACATACTTATATTCTGTAATTTGGTTGTATATAGACTTTATGAGAGATAATGTGCTATACTCTTCACCACATCTATCGTCTTGCTTCCAAGTATATCTATACTTGTTGTTTAACTTGTCTATAGAGTATCTCTCAATTTGATATCCATGTTGAGTGGCCCACGATTTTACTTCCTTCCATACCATGATATCCTCTTGTGTTGACGTATGCCACCATTCTACCATTGTATCGGCACAAGTCAAGCGTTTTCTTTAGGCTGTGTCTTATTTTTTTTCCAAGACAGCAAGCCATTTAGCCACTGTTTTCTTTTGGAGCAATTACATTCATCTAAATTAAACCATTGTTTAAATTTTTCTTCAGTAATGCCCATCTTATTTAAGATATGCTCAACTATATCGCCCAAACCAATCTCATTATCTCTATGAGAATTTGGGTGAAGCCCCATTCTTTCCATTTCTTCTATAGTCTTATTTAAGTCTGAGTGGTCTGTATTCATAAAATACTCTTTATATAGTCTTCCAAATCCACTGTTGGTTGCCAAGGTAAATATTGCTGTATTTTACTAATATCTGCTAAAGTTTCTTTCATTTCGCCTTTTCTAGGCTCTAAAAAGCGATGTTTATCAGAAATCATATTTGCTATTTCTAAAATAGAATAATTTTGTCCACTACCAACATTGAATACCGTCCCATATAAATCGTTAGTAATATTATGATCTGCTGCACATATGTTTGCATTTATTACATCTTGTACATGAACGAAGTCTCTTCTCTGTGACCCGTCGCCAACGATTGTTAGTGGTTCTAATGACTCTTTCTGTCTTAAAAATATTCCAATTACTGGTGCGTATTGGCCGCGTTTGGGTTGTCTTGGGCCATAAACATTGAAATATCTAAATATTACTGTCTTGAGCTTAAATAATTCTGTATACATTCGACATATTTTTTCTCCACAAACCTTTGATACAGAATATGGATTCAGACAATCTTCATACATTGATTCTTGGTGTGGTATTTTGTTTCTTCCATATGCAGCAGAAGTAGATGAATATAATACTTTTTGTACGCCGTGTTCTCTTGCGGCCTGTAAAATATTAGTAGTTCCCAATATGTTGACTTTATTTGTATTTAATGGATTTTTAATTGATGGTTCAATTCTTGATTCAGCCGCCATGTGGAAAACATAGTCTACATTATAGAATAATGGTGCTATGTGTTGATAATTACAAATATCTAGTCTGTAATTGTCAGCCCCGTCATTCCATCTGAATTCTTCGTTAGATTGAGATGATTCATTGTCTATACAAATTACATCGTGGTTTAATTCTAATAGTTTGTCCACTAGGTGTGACCCAATAAAACCAGCGCCGCCCGTTACGATACTTTTCATGATATTCTCCGGGTTATAAAGATGCAAATAAGTCTTTAACAAGTCTTAATTTTGATACAAATTCTGGTTTATGTGTAAGCACATTTTCGTTTAACAGGTCAACCTCTTTGATAGATTTTAATAGATCATCTTTGGATTCTGTGTGCGTTAACAAACACATGGTTGATTGCGGTAAGTGTATATAACACGATTCTAATTCTGGTTTAGGTATGTATTCTCTGTCTATATTCATTAAATTCATGTGACCAAATAAATTATCCTGAGTTGCTATCGCGTCTTTTAGAGCGTAGCAGCAACTAAAAACGAAATCTTTTCTAGATATATGTTCTTGTATATTGCTTTGTATTCTTTCTAGCTTCCAATCTGGAGCTTTAAGCTTAAATACAGATATAATATTACATTTCCACGATATAAAGTTTGAGTTTGTGTCCAGATTCCTTATACTTTGTCCAATATTATTGCATAACCAATCGTCGTCATCTATCGGTAAAATCCAATCTGATGGTTGTATTAATTGTTGGTCAACTATAAATTCATCTAAAGTGTAGTAGATTTTGTCGGCATTAATTAAATTGTGATTATTAAATGCTATGTTCGACATTTCTCTTCTGAAGTCTACAAATGAAATTTTAAATAGTTCATCCCACCATTTTATTTTTTCATCTATATTCATCCAAGGGATATATTTTTTGTATCTCCTAATTATTACTATTACCCTAGACATTCTTTGAACTCCTCTATAGATATTAGATTTAGCCAAGTTTCTCTATTATTATCTAGATTGTTATATGTTATGTCTGTTGTAATAGATAATAGGTCTTGATTTCCTCTAGATATAACCCCACATCCATAATCTGTATCTACTACAAACATATTTAAATTTTCATTCTCCATCCTAAATTTTATCCAAGCTTTCCAGCAATCGCCCGTCCATTCATCAGTTTCTCTTGGAACTCTTTGTATGGCTTCTTTAGTGGGATTCATATCATGACATACTATATATCCATTACTGGACAAGCAATTTAAAGAATTTTGTATATCTTCATAAACTTGACTAGCATGATGAAGCCCGTCTATGAAAATAACGTCAAATGTTTCTGTATTATTGGCAAAAAATTCGTTGGATGTTACATTATGAGTACATTCCACGTTTTTGTCTGGATCAACACCAACCTTACAATCACAATTGATTTTACTAAAATTTTCGTTATTTGCTATTCCTATTTCAAGATATTTTTTGGCATTTATCTTTTCTATAAGCGTATTAGCTATATCCCATCTTCTCATTTTATTTTCCTATTTTGTGGGTTTTTGTCCCTAATTCTTTTTTTTCTATGTTTTTCTGTGGGTTTTGTTCCCATAAATAATACACCCACGACCATTATATCGCTCTAAAATACTATCTAATAGACATTTTACCAATACGCTCTAATATACATAAAACACTGTAAATACAATACTATACCTATACTACTAACAATACAGTATATACAGATAGAGAGATGGGGGGATGGGTTTTGGGATATATGAGATATAACGTGGCCCAATCACATATTAAATAAATTATTCTCCCCCCATTTTATTCCATTATGTGTGTAGGGTCTATAGGGTTCCTTTGTGTGTGTATGTGTTAGTGTACATGGTCTAGTGCATACTCTATCATTGATAGATACATATCTACCTGTTTTGGTGTAAGTTCCTTACCACTCTCTGCTAGTGAGTTACGGTATATAAGCCTATCTACCTTGGACATAGATAGTAGGTCTATTAGGCCGTATAATATCTCGTCATTAGAAGAAGCTTGTTCTATAGTCTCTAGTAGTAGTTCATATGTCTCTTTGTCTTTGTACTTTACATTATACTTTATAGACATATAATCATAGAATGACTTTTTAGTGGGTTTATCCATCTATATTACCTCGCTGGTTTTGATGTTAAATATAACGAAAAGTGACATCTTAACTATAGTTTTGGGGATTTTTAACACTAAAAACGACTAAACATTAACGGGCCTTAGATTATTAACTTTGACTATCTTATGTGGTGATCTGTACATATTAGGGATTTCTGTATGTGGTTCTTCTATACCCATATATATATACCCAAAACCACTATCGCTAGCGTAAACAGTAATGCCACGTTCATCTATAGACTGAACACTGTATATACCGGGATCACTTAGATACGTTTTCTCACCGGCTTGATTTATATAGTAGTTACCAGAGCGCCCTATAACTTTAATCCTATCGCCCTTCTGTAATACTTTCCAATCTATAGGTTCATACTTCTTTATTTTCTTCTTCTTAACTACCTTACCATCTTTGGCCCGTATATCAAATTCTTTATTACAATGTTTACATACATACGCCCGTGCGCCATTAATCTGATTACAATTCTTACAAAGTTTTTGTCCACGCTTTAATTTCATATTATCTCCAATCTCGCTGACTACCAGCATTGGGGCGATCTTCGTTGTTTAGATGAGACACGCTAGATTCTAACATATCTATCGGCATCTGTCAAGAAAAAATTTAGACAATCTCGCTGACTATCAGTATTGAGGCGATCTTACTTATTAGAGTGAGACAGTATATTAATGGATTGGTCATCTTGATTGTATCTAACAAAATAACTTCCACTAATACATTTACCTTCTATACCATCAACATAGCGCCTACTATATATATTAACGCGCCACTTGTCATCAAACACGTTTGTATTCTTACACATAAGGAATGAATCCGGCTTATCGACATAATTGAAAATAATATCACACGGTTCTAGATTCTGATTTTTTATTTTTGACATAATTTTCTCCAATGTTAAATCTCGCTGACTATGAGCATCTGGCCGATCTTATAAGATAAGATGAGACATATGACGCACACCCCTCGCGTTGGGGGAGTTATCCAATTTATCTATCTTTCCCACTCTACCTATTTTACCACAAGGAAACACTCGACGCAAGTACTTGGTATATAAGGACTTACATCTATTGAACGTAAGTCATTGGTACGCTTAGATTTAGAACTAGGGCGGCGGGCCGGGCCGCACGTAAACCCTTTGCCAATAAGGACTTACGGCGACCACGGTTTCGCTATGCTTCCCAAGCAGTTTTGATCTCATCCATCGCGTCTTGAATCTTACGATGTACAGGCGTATCCTTATTCACCTTCTTATAATCTTCGATTACTGGGGGTTCATAATCTACAGTTACGAATCCCGCATTATCCTCAATAAAGTCTATATCTACTTCGCCAATTAGATCATGGAGTTCGTCAGGGTCTTTTGCTTCAACCACAAACTCTGCTGCTTTTGCTTCCACGTAATTCATTCGAACTTTATATTTTGGCATATATACTCCTAAGTAAGTGTAGAGAGGGCTGGCGGGATAACTTATATATGATGCCCGCCAACCCTTCCCTCCCACATATATCAAGCCGTTAGGGCGAAAATCTTCTCGTAGTCCTTATCGTTGAACGTATCCGCACGACGCAGAAGAGTAGCCCAACGATCTGCCGAAGTCATCATCAGCGAACCACCAATCTCGTCCATGCGGACCCAAGTCTTAT